AGGATCTGCTGCACCTGGGCGCGTTCGGCCCGGTCGAGGACATGCCGCAGTCGCTGCGCGGCCGCGACATCGACTGGCAGTTCGACACCCCGATCACGGTGGCGGCCGAGCGGGCGCTGACGTCGGCGTTCCAGGCGATGGTCGGCACCATCGCGCAAGGCGCCGAGATCGACCCGTCGATCGCCATGCTGCCCGACATGCACACCGCGGCGCGCGACGCGATCGGCGGCGGCGGCGCGCCGGCGAAATGGCTGCGCTCCACCGACCAGGTCAAGAAACTGAAGGCCGCGGACGACGAGCGCCAGGCGCAAGAGGCGCAAGCCGCGCAGCTGGCGCAAGCCACTGAGTTGGCGGCGCGGGTCGCCGGCGCCGCCGAGGGCGCTGGCAACGCCGCGCAATCGCTGCGCGCCGGCGGGGTGGCATGAGCACCAAGCCGAAGCGGCCGCCGCCGCGATCGCCGTGGGACTCGCCCAGGCTCGAGCCCGGCGAGGTCGCGGCGCTCAAGGCGCTGCGCTCCGGCACCGCCAACGACGGCCAGCAGCAGACTGCCTACGACGTCATCGTCAACGTGATTTCCGGCAAGGGCCGGCTGAGTTTTGTCGGCGGCGAGGACGGCCGGAGAGCCACCGACTTCGCGGAAGGCCGCCGCTGGGTCGGCCTGATGGTCCAAGAGGCCTGCGAGATCGTTGTGCCGGTCAATCCGCGCGGAGCGGAGCCGGCGATGCCTTCTGAAAATTCAAAGAGGAGTGAGTGATGCTGTTACGCGATCGCATGCTTGGTGGTGTTTCGTTCCGGCCATTCTATGATGCCGACAAGGGTGCAGGAGGTGGCGGTGCGGGAGCAGGAGCAGGTGCCGGTGACGGCGGTGCAGGCGCGGCAGCGGCGGGAGTTGCCGCTGGAGCTGCAGGAGCCGGAGCTGCGGGAACTGGCGCAGCGGATAAATCAGGAGCCGCCGCCGCCGGCGCAGGTGCGGCGGGTAGCGGCGCTGCTGGAGCTGGAGCTGCGCCAGGCGCAGACACGCTAGCCGGCGGCGCCGATGCTGGTGCTGCGGCTACAGCTGCTGCGGCCGCCGCGGCCGCGGGCACACCGAAGTTTCCCGACAACTGGCGCGAGCTGCTCGCCGGCGACGACAAGAAGGCGCTGACCGACCTGCAGCGCTACACCGACCCCAATGCGTTCTACAAAGGCGCGCGCGAGCTGCGCGGCAAGATCGACTCGGGCGAGTTCAAGGCCGCGCCGAAGCCGCTGCCGGAAAACGCCACGCCAGAGCAGAAAGCGGAATGGCGCAAGACCAACGGCCTGCCGGAGACGGCGGAGATCATGGTCGAGAAGCTGGCGCTGCCCGACGGCATGGTGATCGGCGAGGCCGACAAACCGCTGGTCGCGGACTTCGCCAAGACGATGTTCGAGGAAGGCGCTTCGCAAGACGAGATGAACCGCTCGGTCAACTGGTATTACAAGATGCAGGACCAGCTGAAGGCCAAGCAGGATGTCGACGACAAGCAGTCAATCATCGACTCGCAGGGCGAGCTGATCGGCGAATGGGGCGCCGGCGATTATAAGGTCAACACCAACGCCATGGGCTCGCTGCTGGCGACCATGCCGGAGGAATTCAAGAACTCCATGCTGACCGCGCGCACCGGCGACGGCAAGCTGCTCGGCAACACCGCGGCCTTCATCCGCTGGGCGGCGCAGACCGCGCGCGAGCTCAACCCGGCGGCGTCGATCGTGCCGGCCGGCGCCGACAGCGCCAAAACCATCTCGGCCGAGCTCGAGTCGATCGAGACCACCTTGCGCAAGGCGCAGGGCGGCGACGCAGACGCGCACCGTCAATATTACGGCAGCGACGGCAAGCCCGGCCTCGAGGTGCGTATGCGCGAGTTGATCGACGCGCAGGAAAAGATGAAGGCGCGGGGCAAGGCGGCTTAAAGCCGGAGTGTCGCGCCGACAAATTCGCCGCCGCGCCGGTTCGTCCGGCCGCCGGTAAGCCGCGCAGCGCGCGCGCCTATGCGGGGAGGCGAGGTCCCCGCACTAAATTCACGCCAGAGCCCGGACACCCGCAACAGCGGCCCGGCGCAACGGCGCGTCTACACCCGCCATTCCACTAGGCCCGAACGGCACGTCAGCGGCCGGTGCGCAAGCACCGACACCCGCAACGGCGCAGCGCGTTCGGACACCCGAACAGGAGGCACGCGAATGCTTAATCATGGAGCACCATCGTGTCCGACACGGCCTTCCAGGTCCAGTATCGCAAGGAAGCGATCATGGGCTTCGAGCAGGGGGTCTCACAGCTCCGTCACTCGGTTCTGACCGAGGCGACGTTCAAAGGCAATCAGGCGACGTTCCTGGTCGCCGATTCCGGCGGAGCCACCCCCAACACCCGCGGCGTCAACGGGCTGATCCCTGCACGTAGCGACAACAACAACCAGTTCACGGCCACGCTCGTCGAGTGGCACGACCTGGTGCGCAAGACGTCGTTCAACATCTTCGCCTCCCAAGGCGACGGCCGCCGCATCATGCAGATGACGACGCGCAAGGTGATGAACCGCAAGATCGACAGCGACATTCTGACCGAATTGCAGAATGCCACGCTGACCACGGGGGGCGCCGTCACCGGCTCTCTCAACCTCGTCGTCAAGTCCAAGACCATCCTCGGCAACAACTCCGTGGACGTCGACGAAGAGGACAACATGTTCGGCGTCATCAGCTTCGCCTTCGATGCGTATCTGATGCAGATCCCCGAGTACACCAGGGCGGACTACGTCGAGAGCAAGCCGTTCAACCAGCCGGTCAAGAAGTTCAAGCGCTGGGCCGGCATCAACTGGATCGTGCACCCGAACATCTCGGGCAAGGGCACGGCCCTCGAATACTGCTTCCTCTATCACCGCAATGCGATCGGCCACGCGGTGAATTCCGGCGAATTGCAAGCCCTCGCCGGCTATCACGAGGAGCAGGATTACTCCTGGGCGCGCACCACCAGCTACATGGGCTCCAAGCTGTTGCAGAACAGCGGCGTCGTCGTGATGAAACACGATGGCTCGGCCTATGTGGCGAGCTAAGGGGAGCACCTGATGGCTTACTCTACGGCTAAAGTCTCCCTGCTGTCCCAGGCCATCGGCGGCCAGGGCGCGGCACTGTGGTCGCTGATCAACTCCGACTCGATCGCGACCATGCTCGGCGCCGGCTATGTCACCGACGCCGGCAATCTCGGCATGAAAGTCGGCGATCTGGTCTGGCTCTCGAGCGGCACGTTCAATACGGCGGTCTATCCGTCGTCTGGAGCGGCAACCGCCGACGTGGGCGAGGCTCCGGACTTCACCGACACTCCGCCGGTGCGGACGTTGGTGCAAGTCGGCTCGATGTCGGCCGGGGCGGCGACGCTCACCGACAACGTGCAGGTCGGCGGCACCGCTGCCGGCAAGGTTGGGTTCTTCGGCGCAACGCCGATCGTCCAGCCCGCGGCCACCGCGCAGTCGGCGGTGACCACCACGGCGTCGACCACGACCACGCCGTTCGGCTACACGACCTCGGCGCAGGCCGAGGGCATCGTCACGCTGCTCAACCGGATCCGCACCGATCTGGTCTCGCTCGGGATCGTCAAAGGCTCGATCTGAGGCGTGGCTTGTTCTGACTACAGCGATGACGCCGCCGCCTGGTCGGTGGCGGCGTCATTGTTCTCATTCTGCTGATTTGCTCGGCCGCGGCGTTCGGCGCCTGGAGGTGTTTCAATGAAAATAGCCTTCATGGTGGCGACGCGGGGCAATCCGCGCCGCGCGCTGGCGGTCATCGAATGCGCCAAGGCGCTCGCATCCGGGCGGCACACCATCGAATTCAGTGTCGGTATCGATGGCGACGACGTCCAGTCTAATTACTTCTTCCGCCGCAACATGCCGGCACTGCCGCTATCCATCGGCAACCGGCCGCCCGGCGTCGGCGCGGTGTGGAACCGCCTGGTGGCGGCCGCGCCTGGCGCGGACGTCTACTGCCCGTTCCCCGACGATTGCTTCATCGGCACGCCGGACTGGGACGAGACGATCGCGATGGTGCTCGAGCATGGCTTTCCCGACCGCCGGCTCGGCGTCATCGCCTGGAACGATCTCGCCAATCCCGGCCAGTGCACGCTGCCGATCGTCACGCGCGAATGGCTCGAGCTCACCGGCCCGCTGTACGACGAGCGCTTTCCGTTCTGGTTCTATGACACTTGCGTCGACGAGCTGGTGTCCTTCATCGCCGGGAGGCCTGCGCCGGTGATTCCGACGCTGGTGTTGGCGGCCAAGAAGGGTTTGACGCAACGCATGCGCGAGCTGGATTTCTGGTGGGATCTCTACGTCGCCACCCGCTACGACCGGCTGCACCTCGCGTCGCGGATCCGCCGTGAGCTCGGCATCGAGCTGCCGCCGGGCCATCTGGTCCGCGTGCTGATGGGCTGGCGGGCCCGCGACATCGAAGGCCGCCGCGCGCTGCCTGACGTCGAGGCGGCGCTCGCGGCGCATCGCGACCAGAGGCCCAGCGCCGAATACATCACGGCGCGGGCCGCGGCCGAGGCCTACATGGCGACCGCGCGGTTCCAGCCGCTCGAGGCGGCGGTGGCGGAGCTGGTGGCGTGAAGAAACTCTATCTCGCGCTGCTGTCCTATACCGGGCAGGTCGAGATCGAAACCAAGAACGCCATCACGTCGGCGATCGCCGACGCCAACGCGCTGGGCTGGATGGTGTACGACGTCGCCCGGGTCGGCGACAGCGCGGTGGCGCGCGGCCGCAACAGCCTGGTCGCCGAATTCCTGGCGAGCGACGCCACCGATTTGATCTTCGCCGACGCCGACGTGTCGTGGCAGCCGCGCGCGCTGGTCAAGCTCGCAGCCCATCCGGTCGATCTGGTGCTCGGCTGCTATCCGTCGCGCCGAGATCCGGTGTGCTATTCGATCCGGTGGCTGCCGGATCCAGATGGCCGCGGCCTGCAGGCCGATCCCGCCACCGGCCTGCTCGAGATCGAGGGCGGCCCGGGCGGCTTCTTCCGCGTCACGCGCGCGGCGATCGAGCGCATGATCGCGTTCTATCCCGAGCTTTGGTATCACGACGAGCTGGTGCCCGGCGGCAAGGCCTACGCGCTGTTCGATTTTATGCTCGACCGCGAGCAACATCTCTACTTCACCGAGGATTTCGTGTTCTGCCGGCGCTGGCGCGCGCTGGGCGGCAAGGTGTGGCTCGATCCCGAGATCGAGTTCGGCCACACCGGCCGGCACACCTGGCGCGGCTCGATCGGCAACTGGCTGCGGCAACGCAACATTGTTTCACAACCCGAGAGGACAATATGAGCAGAGCAAACACCACGGCCGCCAAAAAGCTGCCGCCAAACACCGAACCGGCCAAGACCGAACCGGTTAAGCCCGCGCCGGCAACATCGGCGGACAAGCCGAGCATTGCGGCCCATCAGGGCGAACGCCCGTCTGCGCGGGCTATGGACGCGGTCAAGCAGGTGCTGGCCGAAGCCAAGCCGGTCGAGGCGCTGCTCAACCAGGAGATCTGGGCCCGCGAGTCCGGCATCAAGTTCAACACCTGGGAGGTGGTGCCGAAGGCCGGCACACCGATCGAGAACCTGCTGCGCAAGGAATACTGGTGCAACGTGGCGCAGCGCATGAAGGGCGGCGACACCGTCATCGTCTATCCGCGCGACGGCGCCTATTACGCCGAGCTGATCGTGTGGGACGCCGGCCAGAACTGGGCCAACGTCACGGCGAAGGGCTACATGCCGCGGCCGGAATTCGAGGCCGTCGCCGGCGTCGCCTCCGATTTCGAGATAGCCAGCGACCCGATCGACGGCATCGTGGTCAAGCGCAAGTCGACCGGCGCCAAGGTCAAGGGCAACTTCCCGAACCATGCCGACGCCCAGCGCTGGATCATGGACCATCAGCGGGCGCTGCGGAGCTAACTTCACGCATAACGTCGCGGACATCGCCGCCTGCGGCGGCTCGCTCGACGACGCGATGCGCCGACTCGCGGAGGGAACCACGATGACAATGCCACAGTTCGACACGATCAAGGTCAACGACCAGGTCTGCTCGGCGCTCGCCAAGCAGCTGGCCGAGGCCAAGCGCGGAAACGTGCAGCTGGTGGCGATCATCGCCGTCGGCGACGACGGCCAGCCGAATGTGGTGTTCGCCGGCGAGACCGAACTGCTGCCGTCGGTGAACATGGGCGCCGACATGCTCAAGTTCACGGTGCTGTCACAGATCCTCGGCCACAACACCGGCGCTGGCCGCGGCATCATCCGGCCGGTCGGCAACTAAGATGGCCGACAAGCTCGAGCTCTACAACGAGGCGCTCGGCCACCTCGAGGAGCGGCGCATCCGCAGCCTGGCCGAGGCCTGCGAGCGCCGCCGCGTGCTCGACGACTTCTGGCTAAAGGCCGTGGCCTATTGCCTGGAGCGGCGGTTCTGGAACTTCAGCTACCGCACCGTGCGGATCGAGCCGGACGAAAGCATCACGCCGGAGTTCGGCTTCAAGAACGCCTTCACCATTCCGACCGATTGGATCCGCACCCGGCTGTGCTCGGCCTCGCCGCAACTGACGCCGCCGCTGCTAAATGTCCGCGAGGAGGCGGGCTTCTGGTACGCCGACGTCACGCCTCTCTACGTGCAGTACAATTCCAACCACGCGACCTATGGAATGGATCTGGCCCGCTGGCTGGAGTCGTTCTCGAGCTATGTCGCGTTGCGCCTCGCGCGGCTGGCCTGCAAGCGCGTCACCGGATCCGACAACCTGCTGGAAGGCCCCAACGGTCTGATCCGCCAGGAGGAGAAGGCCGGCCGCGTCGCCGGCGCCACCTGCGCGATGAACGATCCGATCGGCTTCGCGCCGCGGGGCAGGTGGGTGACGTCGCGCCAGGGTGGAGGCCGCGGCGACGATCCGCAGGGCGGGAGCCTGATCGGCTAATCATGGCCCGCGTCAACGCTCCCTTACTGGCCTTTAACCGGGGAGAATGCTCGAAGCTCGCGCTGGCGCGGGTCGACCAGGACCGGCTGCGGCTCGCCGCCGAGTGCCAGCTCAATTGGGAACCCAAGACGCTCGGCTCGATGGCGCTGCGCGCCGGCCTAGAGAAGAAAGGCGAAACCCGCGGCGACGCCCGGGCCAAGCTGCTGCCGTTCGTGTTCGCCAAGAACGACACCGCGCAGATCGAGCTGACCGACGGCAAGATGCGGGTGCGGGTCGGCGACGCGCTGGTGACGCGGCCGGCGGTGTCGACCATGATCGCCGACTCGACGCTGATCGGCACCGGCGCCTGGGTCACCAGCGACACCACGTCGGGCTGCACCACGACCATCGCCACGGGTGTGATGACGCTGACCGCGACCGCGCGTGGCGGCATCGCCCGCGCCAAGCAGACCATCCCCGTCACGCTGGCCGACTTCGGCAAGGAGCACGGCCTGCGCCTGGTCGTGAGCAACGGCCCGGTGATGGTGCGGGTCGGCTCGACCGACGGCCTGTCCGACGTGATGGCGCAGACCACGATCGACACCGGCGAGCACGCGCTGGCGTTCTCGCCGAGCTCGGCCAATGTCTTTTTGCAGATCGAGTCGACCGACGCGCGCGCCAAGACGCTCACGTCAATCGCAATCGACGCCGCCGGCACGCTCGAGCTCGGCGCGCCGTGGGCCGAGGCCGATCTTTCCAGCCTGCGGATCTCGGATTCCGGCGACATCATCTTCGTCGCGTCTTACGGCCGCCAGCAGTACAAGCTCGAGCGCCGCGGCACCAACGCCTGGTCGGTGGTGAAATACCGCAGCGACAACGGCCCGTTTCAGACCGCGCCGAGCCTGCTCGCGAACCTGACGCCAACGGTGTACGAGGGCAACGGCAATCTTGCCTCCGATCGGCCGTTCTTCACGCAACAGCACGTCGGCACCCTGTTCCGGCTGTTCTGCAAGGGCCAGGCCAACCGCGCGGTGCTCGGCGCGCAAAATGCGTTCAGCGATCCGGTGCGGGTCACCGGCGTCGGCACCGTGGCGCGGGATTACACCTGGACCGTCGCCGGCACGTTTAGCGGCACGGTGAGGCTGCAGCGCTCGTTCGACGGTCCCAATTCCGGTTACAACGACGTCGACGACGTCACCGCGGCCGGCCCGCTGGCCTCGGCCACCGGCGGCTCGGCCGGCACGCCGCCGCTCGACAATGTGATTGCCTGGGAGCGGGTCGGCTTCAAGGCCGCCGAATACACCTCCGGCTCCGCCATTGTGTCGTCGGACTATACCGCCGGCGGCGGCTACGGCATCTGCCGGGTCACCGGCTGGATCTCGCCCATTCTGGTGCAGATCGAAGTGCTGCATCCGTTCCCCTCGATCGCCGCCACCGACTCATGGCTCGAGGGCTCCTGGTCCGACGCCGCCGGCTGGCCGACCTGCGTCGTATTCGCCGAGAGCCGGCTGTGGTGGTTTGGCCGCGACGGCATCTGGGGCTCGCAGACCGACAATTATACCGGCTACGGCCAGATCGATCTCGACACGGCTGAGTCGCTCGGCGATGCCGGCGCGATCGTGCAGCGGTTCGGCGACGGCCCGGTCGGCAGCGTCAACTGGGCGCTGGCGCTGTCGCGGCTCCTGGTCGGCCGCGAAATGTCGGTCGCCTCGATCCGATCTTCGGCGCAGGACGAGCCGCTGACGCCCACTAACTTCGCATCGAAGGACTGCTCGACCCAAGGCACGGCGCGGCTGCCGGCGCTCAAGATCGACAAGGGCGGCATCATGGTCCAGGAATCCGGCGCGCGGGTCTACGCGCTGGACTGGAGCCCGTCGGATTTCGACTATGCCGCGCGGGATCTGACGCGGCTCAATCACGACATCGGCCTGCCGGGCATCACCAGCCTGGCGGTGGCGCGGCAGCCCGACACCATGGCTTATTTCACGCGGACCGAAGGCCAGGTTGCGGCGCTATTGTACGACCTGCCCGACGAGGTCGAGGCGTGGTGGCGCATCGGCACGCTCGGCATCATCGAGGACGTTTGCGTGCTGCCGGCGCCGTCGGGTCCCGACAATCTGGTCGACTTCGTGGTGCGGCGCACGATCGACGGCGTGACCAAGCGCTTCATCGAGCGCCTGGCGCCGCGCGCCAACTGCAAGGGCGGCGTGCTCAACCAGCTGCTTGATTGCCACATTGTCTATCAGGGTGTGGCGTCGGCGACCATCACCGCCGCGCACCTGCCGAACACCGCCGTCCGGATCTGGGCCGACGGCGAAGATCTCGGCACGGTGACGACCGACGCTTCGGGAGTAGCAACGCTGCCGGATGCCGCCACCGCTACCACGATCGTCGCGGGCCTCGGCGGCGCGATCGAGAGCTACGACGGCGCGCTGACCTCGACCTTTACCGGGCTTTCCGCCTACGAGGGCTTGCCGGCCGAGGTGTTCGCCGACCAGCAGCCGAGCGACCGCATGGTGCGGGTCGGCACGCTGACGGTGTCGGGCGGCGCGATCACGCTGCCGAACGGCTGGGAGTCAGCCAACATCGTGGCGATGTTCGGCTTCGTCGCGCCGTTCATGTCGGCCAAGCTCGCCTACGCCGCGCAGCTCGGATCGCCGCTGACGCAAAAGAAGAAGATCAACCATCTCGGCCTGGTGCTGTACGACACCCACGCGCAGGGCCTCAAGCAAGGCCAGCGTTTCGACCAGCTCGACGATATGCCGCTGTGTGAGGCCAACGCCGACGTGCCCGACGACACCATCTGGAGCCATTACGACGAGCCGATGGTCTCGGTCCCCGGCGAGTGGGACACCGACGCGCGGCTTTGTCTTCTCGCGCAGGCGCCGCTGCCGTGCCGGGTCGGCGCGGTGGTGGTGGCAATCGTGACCAACGAGAAATAATGGCGCGCGTCGAGCTGCGGCCGACGGTGGCCGCCGATTTCCTGGCGCTGCAGGGCGCACCTCCGCAATTCCGCTGCCGCTGCTTCACCGCGATCGTCGACGGCCGCGTTATCGGCATCGGCGGCCTGGTGCACATGCCGAACGGCGAGATCTGGGCCAGCGTGGTGATGGCGGCCGAGGCGCACAACTATCCGGTGGCGATTCACCGCGCCGGGCTGCTGGCGATCGAGCGGTTCAAGGCGCTCGGGCTCAAGCGCGTGCTGGCGTCGGCCGAGCCGGACAATCCCGCCGCCGAGCGCTGGCTGCAGCGGCTGGGTTTTGCGGCGATCGAGATCGGCCGGCATCGCGTGTTTGTCTGGACCGGGGAGTAATGCAACCGATGCGGACGATCTGCGACAGGTACAGCATCGTTCCAGGCCGCGGCGTCTGCGCGTTCGATCCGGGCACACTGATGATTGGATCGATGGTGGCGACCGCCGCCGGCGGCGCGCTGAGCGCCTCGTCGACGCTGGCCGGCGGCAAATCCGCCGAGGAGGCCGGCGCGGCGCAGAAGGCCGGCGCCTATTCGACCGCGGCGCAGATCGAGCAGAACGCGACCCAGGCGTTCGCCTCGGGCCAGCGCAAGGCGCTCGATACCGGCATGAAAACACGCCTGGCGATCTCGACGTCGCGGGCGCGCGCCGGCGCCTCGGGCGTCGATCCGGGTTTCGGCTCGCCGGCGGAGAACGAAGGCGAGCTCGCGCAGCGCGGCAGCTATCACGCGCTGATGGATCTGTTCAACGGCGAGAGCGAGGCCACCGGGTTGCGCAACCAGGCGGAAAACGTGCGCTTCTCGGGCGATCTCGCCGAGATCGAAGGCCAGCAGAAAAGAAAGGCTTCGAAGCTCGCGGCGCTCGGCACGCTGGCCGGCACCGCCGGCTCGATGTTCTCGACCTACGGCAAATTAAAATATCCGACCGGCGCCAAGGTCTGATGGCAAAGCTCCCCGGCGTCGCCGATCTCGGAGCAACGCCCACGGCGGATGCCGCGCGGCCGGTCGCGACCACCGACGTCAGCTCGCTGTCGCGCGGCGCAGCGGCCTTGACCGCCGGCGGCGAGGCGCTCGGCAAGGGCATTGCCAAGCTCGGCGAGGGCATCGGCGAATATCAGATCGACAAGAGCCGCTGGGAATATGCCCAGGCCAGCGCCGGCATGACGGCCGAGCTGATCGGCATCCGCAACAAGGCCAAGGAGGACATAACCCACGGGCCCGACGATGCCGGCCACGATATGCCGACGCGCTACGGCAACGAGGTCGCGGCGGCCAAGAGCAAATGGTCGGCGACCATCGCCGACCCGAACATGCGGGAGCGGTTCGATAACGAGATCAAGCCGGCCGAGGCGCGCGAGACCGCTTTCTTCCAGTCGCGCCAGCGCGACTTGTGGCAGGACGGCGAGAAGGCGCGCGGCGACGAGCAGCGCCACGACCTGATCGACAAGGGCGTCTCAGCCGGCGACGAGGAAACCAAAGAAGACGCCATCCGGGCGATCAACAAGAGCATCGACGGCGCGGTCGCCGCCGGCATCTACACCCAATCCGAGGCCGCGCAGCTCAAGCGCCACTCAGCCGAGCAGTTCGCCACCGCCGACGTGCTGGCCTCGATCAACAGCGGCGATCCCGACCGCATGGTGGGCGCGCTCAACGCGCTGCGCCGCGGCCCGGGTTCTCCCGAGGCGACAGTCGATCGCATCCTGCATAACGAGGGCACGGCGCGAAATCCGAAATCATCGGCGACCGGCGCCGGCCAGTTCATCGACCAGACCTGGCTTGCGATGCTCCGCAAGGAGCGCCCCGACCTGGCCGCGGGCCGCGGCGACGAGGAGCTACTGGCGCTGCGCGCCGACCGGACGCTCGGCCGGCAGATGACCGCGGCCTATGCCCGCGACAACGCCGCGTTCCTGGTCAAGCAGGGCGTCGAAGCGACGCCGGGCAACGTGTATCTCGCGCATTTCCTCGGGCCCGCCGGTGCCGCCGCGGTGCTCAAAGCCAATCCCAGCATGCCGGTGCAGGACGCGCTGGCCGCGGCAGTCGGCGATAAGAAGGCCGCGGCGATGGTCGAGGCCAACCAGTCGATCTTAGGCGGCCAGCTCGCGGGCTCGGTGGTCAACTGGTCCAGCAAAAAGATGGGCGGCGGCGAGATCTACGAAGTGTTGCGGCCCAACCCGGTGCTGCGCGAGCGGCTGATCGGCGATCTCGAGCAGGGCCTGCACAAGCGCAACGCCGAGGAGCTGACCGGCTTCAAGCTGCGGCTGCAGGACACCACGGCCGAGGCGATGACGGTTGGCACGGTTGCCAAGCCGATGAGGCTTGGCGAGTTTGTGGCGGCGCTCGGCGCCGACGCCGGGCCCAAGGCGCACAAGCAATACCAGGCGCAGCTGCAGCTCGGGCAGGACATCAGCAAGGTTGCCGCTCTGGATCCAGACGAGCAGCAGAAGCTCCTGGACCGCTACGCGCCGACGGCCGGCGCCGAAGGCTTCTCCGACCAGGTCAAGCGCCGCGAGCAGCTCCAGAAGGCGATCGTGCACGAGCAATCGCTGCGCGCGCGAGATCCCGATTTCAAGAAACAGGTCGATAGCTCGATCGCCGAGGCCGCGCGCACCGGGAAGGCAACCAATGCCATCAGCCGCGACGAATTCGTGCGGCGCTTCGGCAAGGACGACGGCGATCGCGCCTATGCGAGCTACAGCGCATCACTGCGGCTCGGCCGCGACGCGCAGAACGCCGGCGAGCTGAGCCTCGAGGAGCAGAACGCGCTGCTCAAGGATTACGTCCCCGCGCCCGGCAGCGACGATTATGTCGAAGCCTCGAAGCGCTACGACGGGCTGCAGAAGGCGATCGCGCAAGCCAACAAGGAAAAGGTCGCGGATCCCGCCGGCTTCGCGATCGCGCGGCTGCCGGTGGTGAGCGAAGCGCATGCCAAGCTGACCGACGCGCTGAGCAATCCGACCGCGCCGCTCGAGGCCAAGCAAACAGCTGCGCGCGAATACGTCGCCAAGATGGAGATGGAGCAGGCGCGCATCGACATTCCGGCCGACCAGCGCCGGCTGCTGCCGAAAGGCTACGCCGACCGTTTCAACGCCATGGTGTCCAAGCCGCAGGCCGCCGGCGGCAGCTTGAACGTCGCCGCCGCGATCGAGAACGAGGCGCGGATCTGGGGCGACGAGTGGCCGAAGGTCTACCGCCAGCTCGCCAAGGGCGCGATGCCGGTGGTCACCGTCATCGGCTCCGGCGTCAAGCCGGTGGCGGCGCAGGTGCTCACAGAGTTTGCCAACACCAAGCTCGGCGACATCGCCAACGACCAGAGCGAGGAGAAGCTCTCGACCATCCGCAAGGACGTGCGCGACAAGTTCCGGCCGCTGGCGAGATCCATGGTGGGCAACGAGGGCACGCAAACCTCGATCGACGCCTTCCAGGCCTCCGGCGAGAAGCTCGCGGCCTATTACGTCCGCAATGGCAAGAGCTCGATCGAGGCGGCCGCGCAGGCGTTCGACGATCTGCTCGGCCATAAATACGACTTCGGCGCCGGCACCTATCGCGTGCCTAAGAACATTTCGGTCACGCCGGACGAGGTTGCTGCGGGGCTGCGCGCGGCGCGGGCCAAGCTCGGCGAATTTGATCTGGAGCTCGCCAAGAGCCGGACGCCCGGGCTTTCCGAAACCTACCTCAAGGAGGAATCGGTGCGCCGTTTCGCGCGGGACGGGGTTTGGACAACCGCGCCCGATGAGTCCGGCTTGGTGCTGACCTATGGTGACGAGTATGTGTCGCGGCGGAACGGATCACCGCTGCTACTGACCTGGGCGCAGCTCGGCGAGCTCGGCCGCGAGCACAACGCCAAAGTTCGCGGGGCGCGCGGCATCGGGGTGATGCCGTGACCATTTTCGCCGACGGGGTTCGCGGCGGCTCGACTCGCTATATCGAAGACATGGGCGTTTCGCTCGGCGAGTCGCTCGGCGCCACCGCGAGCGAAGCGGTCGAGCACATGCCGATCGTGTCGCTGGGCCGCATCGGCGAGCTTTCGGCAGCGCAGGGCGCGCCGCCGGATCTCGGCGGTGGCTTCGCATCGCCGGATTACGCCGACCTGTTCAAGCCGGAACGGCCGGACGTGCCGATCGAGGCGGCGCGCGCCAAGATCAAGGAAGCCGGGCTCGACAAGGCGCTGCACCTGCCGGACCAGCCGTCGATCCGATCCGCCGCGCTCGACATCATGCTGGAGCGCGCTAGCCACCGCCGCGAGCTGCAGGCCACGCTGTCGCGCGGGCCGTCCGGTTTCGTGCCGGGCGCGCTGTCGATCGGAACCTCGTTCCTGGTGTCGGCGCTCGATCCGCTCAACGTCGCCTCGGCCTTCATTCCGGTGATCCGCGAGCTGCGTTACGGCAAGCTGATGGCGGAAGCCGGCGGCGGCGCGATCGCGCGCGCCGGCGTGCGCGCCCGGGTCGGCGCCGCGTCCGGCGCGGTCGGCGCCGCGGCGGTCGAGCCGCTCGAGGCGATCGCCCGCACGCAAGAGGGCGCCGACTATACGATGGCGGACGCGCTGCGCTCGGTGATGTTCGGCACGGTGCTGGGCGGCGGCTTGCACTCCGGAGGAGGCGCGGTCGCCGACGTCGTCCGCGCCCGCAGGGGCACAAAGCTCTATCCGTTCGGGCCGGGTGAATCGCATTTCGATCCGGTCGCGGATCTGTTCAAGGTCACGCCAAAAGAAGGCGGCGCGGCGGCCGCGCCGGCCGACGGCGTCAGCAAGATCGACGACTCGTTCCTCAATCCCAAGGTGCCCGAGGTCAAGGAAGCGCGCAGCCAGTCGCTGCTGGAATTCCTCGCCGCCCGCGGCGGCCTGCGCAACGACGATGCGATGATCGAGGACGTCCGCTCGTCGATCGGCAGCAAGAACCATCTGGTCGGCGGCGTCGGCCCGCTGATCCGCAAGCCGGGCGAAAAATCGGCGGGCGCGGCGCGAGGCGGTGCGCTCGAGCCGATGAGCCTCGACCAGGCGCGCGAGGCCGCGGTCGAAGCCGGCTATCTGCGCGACAGCGGCCGGGACAGCGGCGGCGTCAGCACCACCAATATCAGCACGCTGCTCGACGCTATCGACGGCGAGATGCGCGGCACCAAGCTTTATCCGCAGGGCGAGGGCCCGCGGGTGGACGTGGCCGCGGTCGAGCGGGTCTCCGACGAGGAGCTTCATCGCCGCGAGGGCGCCGCGGTCGATCTCGACCGGGCGCTGCAGGGCGCGGGCTTCAAGCCCGGCGATGTTTCGGGTGGCGAGCGTGCGCGCGCGATCGATCTGATGGCGCGCAGCTCGGTCGAACCGCTGGAGGCCTACGAGCTCGCCGTGATGGCTGGACCGCCGACGTCGCCGGTTGTTGCGACGCTGGACGATCTGCCGCCGCGCGCAAAGGAAGACCTGCTGCGCGGCGCGATCGCCGCGCTGCACGACGGCCAGCCGGTGTCCGCCTGGGAACAAATGACGGCGGCGGCGAAGACCGATCCGCGCATCGCGGAATCGATGCGCGATGCCAGCCAGGGTGGCCCGGCCGATCCGGCGGCGGCCGACGCCGATTGGCATGCCCTGGCCAACCGTCCCCGGGATTTCGACGAGCCCGACGCCCTGGCGGCCTCACAGGCTGCGGAAAAGCTGCCCGAGCCTGCCTCGATGGCTCCGGAGCCGAATAAGCGAATCCAGGCCGCTGAGGCGGCCGCGGCCGCGGCAGAGGCCGAATACAAGGCCCACGAGCCTTATTTACCGGAGGATCTCCGGGCCCGGGTCGAGGCGGACCTGGCCAAGATCGACATCGAGGCGGCCGACCGGGCCCACGTCCTGGAGAAGGGCGCGGCATGTCTCACCGCGGCGAGGGGCTGAGCCATGTTCGCACCCGTCGCGGACTGCGCTCGACGACGGGTGCGTAAATGACCGAACGCAACGACTGCATCGACGAGCTGCTCAAGGCGATCAAGGACCGCAAGGACCGCAAGTTCGTCAAGGACCGGCTCGAGGAGCTCGACGATCGCTTCGAGGCCGACGACGGGCCTGGCTCGGCGCGCGAGAAGTATTTCCGCGCGGCGAAGGAGATGCTGGACGAGCAGGCGGTGCAGAGCGCGGTGCTCAAGCGCAACCTGCGGATGGACGCGCTCAAATTCCGCGACCTGCGGACCTACATCGAAGCCGCGCACGAAGTTAAGGGCGGCTCCTATCACCTCGGCATCGAGGCGCGGCTGGTCGGCGTCAACACGCCGTTCTTTGATCCAAAATCGCGCGCCGGCAACCAGGCGTCGGTCGGTTCGCTTTCGCTCGGCGCGCAGCGCGACTGGATCGGCGGCGCGATCGGCGACATCCAAAGGCTCGAGCGCGACAAGCCGCAGCTCGCGGGCCTGGAGAAGCTGTTCTATTCGAAGGCGATCGAGAGCGAGATCTTCATCGAGAAGGTCGAGCTCGAGCGCCAGGCCAAGGGCTTCGGCGCACGGCCCGGCCGCACCAAGAACGAGGGCGCGCTCGAAATCGCCCGGATCCTGCACAAGTGGGACAAAACCAAGATCGGCGCGCTCAACGAGGAGGGCGCCTGGATTACCGAGCACTCGTCCTACGGCGCGAGCGTGCAGCACGATCCCGACAAGATGATCGCCGCCGGCGGCAACCTGACGCGGCGGATGTTCACGCGCGAGAGCAACCGCCAGGCGTTCGATCCGCTGTTTCAAGAGGCCCGCATGGCGTGGGCGAGCAAGACCCTGCAATGGATCGACGCCAAGCGCACCTTCGGCACCACGGTCGACGCCGACAAGAAGCTTGCCGAGATGTACGGCGGCCTGGTCACCGGCGACCATCTGGAAATGACCACGGTGTCGAGCGAGCCGATCTTCGGCAATCTGGCGCGCAAGGTGTCGGCCTCGCGCGAATTGATCTGGAAGTCGGCCGAGGACCAGCTGGCCTACATGCGCGAGTTCGGCCGGTTCGGGCCGACCGACGCCTGGCTGCACGGCATGCGGGACAGCGCTAACAAGTATGCGCTGATGAAGGTGTTCGGCTCTAAGCCGAAGGAGAATTTCGAGGAGCTGTTGGCCTACGCCAAGAATCGCACCACCGGCGCGCCGGAGCGGCTGACGCTCGACAAATGGGAGCAGGCGCTGCGCAACCGTTACGCGGTGGTGTCCGGCGAGGCCGACCGGCCGGTGCGCAACGCCTGGTCCGGCATCGTCGCCGGCGTGATGGCGGTGCAACGGCTGGCCAAGCTCGGCCTGACCCCGTTCGCCATGATCTCGGACAACGTGACGATTTCGCGCGAGCTCGCCTACCACGGCGTCAATTACCTCGAGCGTAACGGCGGGCTGCTGTCGGGCTATTTCCAGGGCGCGCCGGGCACGGCCAAGCGCGAGGTCGCCGAGCTGCTGCACACCGGCATTCTCGGGCGGCTGCGCGGCGTCACCGCGCGGTTCGACGTCGCCGACGGCGCGCCCGGCATCATGGCCAAGCTCGAGAACACCTTCTTCAAGATCACCGGCATCTCGGGGATGTCGGAAAACAAACGCGCCGACGCCGAGCGCATGATGGCGTTCCACATGGGCAAGCAGCGCGGCAAGGACTTCGCCGAGCTCGGCGAAAGCGAGACTCGCATCCTCAATGCCTTCGGCATCGGCGATCGCGAATGGGCGCTGCTGGCGAAGACCGCCTGGAACGAGATCGACGGCGCGACGTACCTGACGCCCGACGTCGCGCTCAAGCTCAAGGACGCCGACATACAGGAATATCTCAAGAGCCGCGGCTCGATCGCCGATCGCGCGGCTGCTGCCGTCGTCGCCCCGCAGGCGCCGGCCGCCGCGGCCGACCTGGTCGAGCGCACGCGGCACGACCTGGCGCTGAAGCTGTGGGCCTATTACGGCGAGCGCGGGCAATTCGCCGTGATTGAAGTCGGGCCGCGCGAGCGCGCGATGCTCTACAAGGGCACCAAGCCCGGCGAGCAGCTCAACCTGGCGCTGCGGCTGCTGCTGCAGTTCAAGCAGTTCCCGACCGCGATGGTGTCGAAGGTGTGGGGCCGCGAGATCAACGGCGGCGCCGGCACCATGGACAAGGTCGCCGGCATCACCGAGCTCGTCGTCGGCTCGACGCTGGCCGGCATGATGGCGAATTATCTCAACGACGTCGCCAAGGGCCACGACCCGCACGCGCGCTGGCGCAACCAGCCGATCGCCGCGATGATCTCCGGCTTCACCCGCGGCGGCGCCGGCACCATCTACGGCGACTTTTTGATCGGCGAGTGGTCGCGCTTCGGCTCGTCGGCGATCAACACCCTGGTCGGGCCGACCTTCGGCCAGGTCGACAAGGCGATGGAGATCTACAGCGCGATTACGCATCCGTCGAAGTGGAAGGGCACCAGCGCGGCGCTGGGGCTTCGCACCGCGCGCGAGAACCTGCCATTCGGCAACATGATCTACACCAAGGCCGCGATCGATTATCTGGTGTTCTACCGGCTGCAGGAGTGGCTCAACCCCGGCTACCTCGAGCGCATGGAGCGCACGGTCAAGGAAAAGCAGGGCATCGAGTTCATGCTCTCGCCGCGCGCAATCGCCCGTTAGCGCCGCACACAACCTCTCACTTCTATTTACTTGACAACGGAGGCGCGCATGACCGCATTCGACCGCCGCGGCGCGTTCGTCTACGACGCCGCGATCAAGACCGCGGCGCTGCTGGCGACCACGGCCAACATCACGCTGGCGGGCCACCAATCGATCGACGGCGTCACCACGCTCGAGGGCGACCGCGTGCTGGTGAAGGACCAGACCGACCCCAAGCTGAACGGCATCTACGACGCCTCGAGCGGCAACTGGACGCGCTCGGCCGACGCCGCGCGCAACACCAGCTTCGTGCTCGGCACGCTGGTCGAGGTGGCGTCCGGCGCCGTCAACGCCGGGCTGATGTACGTGCAGACCTGCGACGACACGCCGGTCACGATCGGCACCTCCGAGATCGGCTTCACCGAACAGTCCAACGTCGCCACCGCGCAGCAGCGCGCGACTTCGGGGTCGAGCCTGGCGATCGGCACCGGCTCCAAGACCTTCGCCATTCAGGCCGGCAAGAGCTTTGTGGCCGACCAGTGGGTGCTGGCCTATTCGGCCGCCGATCCCGAAGACAGCATGCTCGGCCAGATCACCAGCTACGGCGGCACGAGCTTAATTGTCAGCATGATCGCGGCCGGCGGCAGCGGCACCCACACCGACTGGATCATCGTGCTGACCAACTCGCGGGCGGCGGCCGGCCGGCAGCCGCCGGTCGGCACCGGCAACACCACCGGAGCTGCCTCGTCGGTGGCGGATCATTTCGCGACCTTCGCCGACACCACCGGCAAGGTGCTCAAAGACGGCGGCGTGGCGGGCGCACTTTCCGCGCTCGATACGTTGACCGCGAAATTCCTCGCCGGCAGCGCGCTCGGCGCCGCCGCGCCGATGGTCAACGGCACCATCGCCGAGAGTAGAGCCGCCAACGCCACCACCATCGCGCTCAAAACGCTGGCCGGAGCGGATCCCGCCGCGGTCGATCCGGTCCAGGCCGTGTTTCGCAACGTCACTCCTGGCACCGGCAATTACGTGCCGATCGCGATCGCTACGGCGCTGGGCCTGACCATTCCGTCCGGCGCCACCATGGGGTTTGCCAGCGCCACCGCCGGCCGGCTGTGGCTGCTCGGGCTGTCGGTTGCCGGCGCGGCCGAGCTCGCCGTCATCAACTGCCGCGACGGCACCACCAACAGCATCTACCCGCTGGCGGGCTTCGGCATTATTTCGACCACGGCGATCGACACCGCCTCCGACAACGCCCACGTCGCCTATTCGGCGGTGGCGCGCAGCGACGTGCCCTACCGCGTGCTGGGCTATCTGACCTGGGAAAGCGGACTGACCACCGCCGGAACCTGGGACGCCGCCCCGACCCGGATCGAGCTCTACGGCCTGGGCGTGCCGCTGCCGAACCAGGTCATCCAGACCCAAGGTAACGACACGGGCGCCGTTGCAACCGGCACCACCGTGTTGCCATTCGACGACAGCATCCCGCAGAACACAGAAGGCGATCAATATTTATCGCAGGCAGTGACCGCGAGTTCGGCGGCCAATCTATTCGATATCGAGATCCAGGTATTGTTGGCCAGCAATACTAACACGCAGCAGAGTTTGGCGCTGTTTCAGGACTCAAACGCAAACGCCTTGGCGGCCAACGCAGAGGTGCACGCCACCGCCAGTCAGACGATGGGCATTACGCTACGCAAGCGGGTGCTTGCCGGGACGGTATTGGAGACCACATTCAAGGGTCGGTCTGGCAACACTGGCGCTGGCACCACCACGTTTAACGGCAGCGCCGCGGCGCGGCGGTTCGGCGGCGTCGCCAACAGCTTCATCAATGTGAGGGAGTTGATGGCATGAGCGCGATCCGCATTATCTACCACGGACAAGAGCCGAACTTCCCGGCGACCGACCAGCACCACGACGCCGAGCGGTTCTACGTCTGCGACGGTGAAGTACATTCCGCCGCGCAATGGACGGCGCGGCTGGCGGCGGCGCAGGCCGGCGCGCGCCAAGCGGTCTATGGTATCAGCGACGCGGCCGCGATCGAGCGCCAGCTCGAGGCGCAGCCCGAACGGCGCGGCGAGTTGAAGCAGCGGTTGGCGCAGGAACACGCAAAGCACGCGCCGGCGCTGGCCTACGTGGTCGACGCGATCGGCTCGCCGACGATCGAGGAGATCGACGCGGTGCTGAAAGCGGCGGCTCAAAAACCGGACGCCTGACCAGCCTTCACATTTCAAGGAGAGGTTGCATGCGAGCTTTTGTCGCCGCGCTCTTGCTTTGCCTGCTGCAGGCCTGCGGCACGACCATGCCGGCATTGGCGCAGCAAGATACCCATCCAAACTGCGCTGGGTGGATCGACTTCAGTTGCTGCTGCACCAACAATTGCTGCTTCGAGGTCCAGCCCGGAACGGTCGAGCAGATCGACGAGGATCACTGGCGCATCGTGGCGTCGGGCCAGGTGCTCAAGCGCACCGGCTGGTCGAAGGACGGCCGCTTCATGCGCTGCGCCTGCGACAGCATCGACGGCAAGTGGACGGTGCACCCGGCGGCGTTTACGCGCTGCATCTTTCCGCCGATGCCGAATAGCTGAGGGGGCGCAATGACCATCCAGCTCACCAGGGAAGGCTTGCGCAACATATTCCCGAACGCGCCACGGGACATCATTGAGGAGCGCGTTCCCGACTGGCAGCGCGCGCTCGATCGCGCCGGCGTGACGCACACGCGCACCAGGCTTTCGTATTTCTTCGCCAACATCGAGCATGAGTGCGGCGGGTTCACCATCAAAAACCTGACCGAAAACACCAACTATTCGGTCAAGCGCGCGGCAGAGATTTTCCCGACCCGCGCCGGCCGCACGGCGGCCGAAGTCGCCGCCAACTTTGGCGACCCGATCGACCGGCGCCCGTTCTTCAACCTGATGTACGGCACCAGGATGGGGAATCGCCCCGGCACCGACGACGGCTGGAATTACATCGGCCGCGGCGGCCCGCAATGGACCGGCCGCGATGGCTATGCCGAGCTTGAGCGCCGCACCGGCGTGCCGGCGATCGATCACCCTGAGATGGCGGCGGCCCACCACAACCAGCCCGAGGTCTGCGTTGCCTTTTGGGACTGGAAGCAACTCAACGCCAAGGCCGACGTCGGCGATTTCAAGGGCGTGGTGAAGCTGTGGAACGGCGGCACCAATGGCATGGCCGACCGCCTGGCGCAGCTCGAGGGCAACGATCCGATCATTGCGCGACTCGAGATCGTCGATCGCGTTCTGCCCGAGGCAAAGAAACTGCCCGGCAATCCGCCGACCAAGTTGCCGCCGAAGGACGTCATCGACGCCACCACCGTCAACGAGCGCAAGACGCGCAAAGGCGGTGCCGCCGGCGCCGCGATCGGCGGCGGCAACGAAGGCGCCAAGCAAACCGGCTCGGTACAGCCGGACAAGATGCCGCCGGCCGAGCTCGGCTACGGATTGATCGCCGCCGGCGTCGTCGTCTTCATCGTCGCCAGCTTCCTGATCTGGCGCAAGAAGCGCGCCGTCATCGCGAATTGGTTCTGACCATGTGGCGATACTGGCTCGACTTCATCCTGATGCCCGCGATCGCGGTGCTGGTCATCATCGCCGATTGCCGCTCGGCTGGCTGGCTACTGTGGTGCCTCGCTGGCGTCGTGCTCTGGACATTGGTGGAGTATTGGACGCACCGAACGCTGCTGCACGTCTACTTCTGGCACGGAACGCACGAGCGGCATCATCAGCACCCGGCTGAGTACGTGATGGCAATCTGGTGGTACACGCCGCTGTTGTTTACCGCTCTGCTGGTGATTGCCGGCGCGACTGACACGCTGGCGATCTTCTGCGGCTTCACGCTCGGCTACGTCTGGTTCCTGACGACGCACCATTGGCTGCATCACGTCGACCTGCGCGAGCGGACGTGGCTGCATCGCTACGCTATTTGGCACAACCGCCACCACAACCAAACCGACTGCAACTATGGCATTACGACCCCCGTCTGGGATTGGGCATTCGGAACGTCGCGCTGATGACCGAGCCCGATCGCCCTTTCACCACCGACGGCTGCTCGGGCGGTATGAGTTGGTTCTGGCGCACGTTCCTCCGTCACCCGCCGCCATGGGAAGGCGCGTGCATCGAACACGATAGAGCCTATTGGGCTGGCGGCTGTTCGTTGCAGCGCTTCAAGGCCGACGCCGAGCTGGGCACCGCCGTTCACGCCAAGGGCTACCCGATCATGGCTGTGCTGATGTTCGTCGCCGTCCGCGTCGGGGGACACCCGCTGCTGCCGCTGTCTTGGCGGTGGGGCTACGGCTGGAAATATTCGCGCCGCTACAAAAAGTCCTCATAGGAGAATCACGATGCTGAAGAAGATATGGCAACAGGTCAAAACGTCCGCGACGATGGCGTGGATGTGGTTCTGCGGCGTGGTCAGCTCGACCTTTATGGTCGTGATGCAGGCCCTTGAGCTGCTAGAATTGCCCGAGGTCAAGAAGCAGATCATCGACTTCCTCAATCTCAACAACCCGAAATGGGTGGGGCTCTATCTGCTCGTCGCGGCGATCGGCGGCGGCCTGGCGCGGCTGCGAACGCTGGGGAAATAACCGGTGGCGGCGAACAGGGACGACGCCCGCGACCGGCTGATCCTGGCCATGTCCGACGCGCTGTCGCTGTTGATCCGCGCCAATGGCGCGAACGTCACGCCCGATGAGACGGCGGCGCACCGCTCGAACATCGCCGGATATCAAAGAGAATTGCTGGAGCAGGCGCCGCAGCTTCGCGGCCCACCCGAAAAGGTAGTGTGACATGGAATGGCTGGTCAAAGCCGTCATCGGCGGAGTGCTGTCGCCGCTGACCAACCTCGCGCTGACGTGGCAGAAGCAGAAGCTCGAAGCCGCCGGCAGCCACGAAGCCCGCGCCGTCGAGATCACACAGAAAGTTGTGGCGCTGGAGCAGCGCGAAGCCGAGCTCAACTCCAAGATCTTGATCGCCGAGCAGGGCAACTGGATGACGCGCTGGGTGCGTCCGGTGTGGGCAATGCCATTCATTGCCTTCACCTGGAAGGTCGTGGTGTACGACAAGATGCTGGGCTGGGGCGCGACCGATCCGCTCGACCCGAAAATGTTTAGCGTGTTCATGCTGATGGCCGGCGCGTACTACGGCGGCCGGTCGGCGGAGAAGGTGGCGACAACCATCGCCGCCTCGTTCAAGCGCTGAGCTGATACAGCGGGAGGTGAAGCCATGAGCGACCTGGCCGAGATCCGCCGCGAGCTGTCCGCCATCCGCGACATGACCGCGCGCACCGGCCAGGACGTCACCTGGATCAAGAACGGCATGGAGCGCGGCGCGGCCCGCATGGACGGGCACGACAAGAGCATCGCCAAGCTCGAGAACGGCAATCACCGCTCGACCGGCTTCGTCGCCGGCATCGCCGCCGTCATCGGCACCGCCGCGGGGCTGGTCGGCGCCAAGCTGGGCTTGATCCCGCCGCACTGACGTTCTTCCCAAAGATCGATCCGCCCTGGCCTCACCGGCCGGGGCGGGTCTTTTTTGCGTTTTAGAGATCAGTTCGCCGCGAGCTTGTCGCGCAGCGCGAATCCCATCAGCGGCCAGAGCTGGCGGATGCAGTCTTCGTAGGCGAGCTTGCGGCCGAGCTCGGCATTGAAGTTTTCCGGCGACGCCGGTGCGCTCTTGCCGATGATAGTGAAGCCGTTCTTCAGCACCAGGATGCAGAGCGAGAGCACCTTCAGCGGGCCGTTCTTCGCATCCGCTTGACCGTGCACGGCTTGATCGCCGGTAAGATCGTAGCGTTGCTGGATCGCCGCCTCGATGTCGGCGAGAGCGACTCGCGGGGCTACGGCTACGGCGGCCGCGGCCGCGTCGGATGCTTCCAAGCTCATGTGGCGAGCTCCCAGTCGGTGGCAAGAAGGTCGGTCTGTGAGCACAACCACGGCACCAGGTCACCCTGCGCGGTCGACATGAAGACGTAGGGCAGGCTCATTTTAGAGTGTGCGTCCGGCACCTGCTTGCCGAGCCACATGCCTTTGCCGTTCCAACCGGCGCGACGGACGCGATCGCCGTTGTGCAGCTGCTTCACAGCCCAGCCGATACACTGCGGCGCGGCCGCGTCGGATGCTTCGAGGCTCACGTCGGCAACCTCTCAATGTTTACGCGGGTTCGACAGAGCGCGAGCGCATGAACAGCCCTCTCGCCGACCTTCGTGATGATGTTCCAGCCTTCGGATCGCTGGACCCAACCATTTTCCACGAAACTGTCTCGCGCCTGTTTGGAGACGAGATCGCCATCGCGCACCGGCGAGCCTGCAATTTGCAGCAGGGTGTCGATCGGTCCTTCGTTGACGTAGAACAACCTCACGATCCTGCAGCTCGGCGCTCGAGCTCCTCGGTCTTCGCCGCCTGGCCCTTCTGGTAGGGCATCCACTCGGCGAAGAAGTTTTCGGGCCGCGGGTCGCCGTCCTGCAGCAACGGCACGCTGGTGACCGGGGAGGTGCTGCCGTTGCTGTCGATCACGGCCAGGTTGACCATGCGATCGCCCCAAACGTGTGCGACGTGCGCAGCGAGCGGATCCGGGCCGTGATGGATGCCGGAGAATCCCGGGCCCGGTGTAAACCAGACGACGCGGCCGTTGGTCGGCTTGATCATGTTCAGAGCACCTTCACTGTGACGCGGCCGTTGGAGGCCTTGCCGTACTGTTTCTCGACCACGACCAGGCCGGTCTTTTGCAACGCCTTGCGCTCGGCCGCCTTGAGCGCCAGCCAAACCTCGGTCTGGATCTGCGGCACCTCGCCCTTGAACTCGGCCGCGCACGCGCCGGAGGCGCTGACGTAGCCGAGCGCGCCGAAGTCCTCCTTGAAGCCCTCGCCGTGGTCGGTGGCGTGCTTTTTCAGCTCGGCCTCGATCGCCGACATGCGAGCGAAGTCGGGGGCGAGCTTGACGTTGATGCCGAGCAGCTCCTCGGCGAGGCTGCGGCGCAGCTTAAGCAGCTTCGGCGCCGGCGCTGCGCGGCGGCTGGTGACGGTGGCCATGAGGGCTGCAACATTCCAGGCTTGGGTTAAAAGTTTAATAAAATGCCGCAAGCCGTTGATCGGGGCGGACTATCCTGGTTGGCTAGGGCGCGTACAACCGGGAGGGTTCAAATGATCGCCCAAGGCCAGAAGTTCAACGACCTCACGATCTTTCTCGACGGCGGCACCTACACCGGCTGCACCTTCGAGCGGTGCGTGTTGGTGGTGTCCGGGCTGCTGCCGATTTACTTCTCCGGAAATCATCTGATCGCGTGCCGCTGGGAGTTCGCCGGGCCGGCCGCCACCACCATCGCCTTTTTGACGTCGACGTATGTGCAAGGTGGCGGCGGCAAGGAGCTGGTCGAAAAGATGTTCAACAACATCCGGCAAAACGCCACGGGACAGCGGCGCTCCGGCGATCCTGTTGTGCTGAATTAGAAGTCGCGCGATCTATGAGATCGGCTGCCCGCACGGCTCAAGCCCAGGCGGCAGGAGCACTTTCCAGTTTCCGACAACCGAATAATGTAGCTGAAAGTAAATCGTTTGATCGGCGCTATGATTCTCGATGCAGAGTCCACTCTCTGGCAAATTCATTCTGGAGTTCGGGATTAAGGACATGCAAAGAGGGACGACACCTTCCGAGAAGCACAATGCCATGTTGAGGGCGGCGACGTGGATGTAATCAATCATGACGGCCTCCTTCATGCGGCGATCGGGAACTCGTTCCACTCGATCGGGGTGGGGTAGGCCATGTCAGCGGACCTGCCCAAACCACAGATACCAGCCGGTCTGCACCGCATCGCCGTAAGCGCCCCGGGCCGGCAAGTAGCCGCAAACGATCGCGAGCGCGATCAGGATGGCGGCGACGGCAAGATGTTTTTTCATTTCCCGGCCTCCGGTTTGGGGTTGTGGAGCGACATGGTCGCGCCGCAGCACCTCGGCCAGCCGTGCTGCAGGCATTTCGCGGCGTCGACGGTGCGGAAGGTTTTGCACTTCGGGCAGAACACACGGCCGCCGAGCAGGGACGGGTGCGAAGCTGCGATCTCGTCGTAGAGCTGCTGGCGATTGGCCGCCGTGCGGAACGGAAAGGCATAGACTTCCGTCATGTCCGAACGGCCTCCCGATAGTGTTTCGGCGCGATGCCGTAGCTGTGCGCCACGGCCTCGTGCGGCGTGCGGGGCGGCTTGCGCGTGCGCGGGTCGCGCGCAGCGCCAAGGTGAAACCGCCGGCGAGTGCCGTCGGGCTCGAGGCTGCCGTTGTGGACCTCGGTCACCTGCAGCTTCTCGCCGCCGACGTTGATTTCGAGAAGCCGCCGCGGCTGGCCGTGAAGCTCGTCGGCGGCGATCACCTTGGCCTTGCGCTGCGCCAGATAGTTCTCGAAGCCGAACACTTCGAGCATCACCCGGCGAAGCTCGGCGTTCGGTTCCGCTTCGATCGCGTCCGGCGTCAATTTGCCGCTCTGTTCGATAACCCATTCGTGCGACCGCGGAATGTGTAGCCCGTGCCAGAAGTACAAACTCCAGCCGTCGCGATAAGCAATCGCGGGACCGCTGTCTGAATGCAGTCTTCCGCCGGCGTCGCGCTTAAGCACGCGCGGACGGTCGGACACCATCGCAAAGTCGGAATGAAGTGAGAACGGGCCGCCGCGGCTGTGCATTGTTTCGAGCATCGCAAGTTCATCTAGCGCCGCGATCTCAAGCTGACAGACCTGAACGAAGAACGTTCGCCATGCAGTCCATCCGCACCACAGATTGCCGCCCCATTCGATATAGAGGGCCTGTTGGGCACAGCGCAGCAGAAAATAAACCGCGCCGCGAACCGCGCCGCGAACCGCGCCGTCAACCGCGCCGCCAACCGCGTCGCGAACCGCGCCGCCAACCGCGCCACGAACCGCGCCCCC